AAATAGGTCACTATGTCTAAGCTGTCAAAACTGATCGATCGGCATCTTAATTTCTATAAGCGAGCCGAAAAGAAAGACTTCGATAAAGCCCGTAGGTTCTATCGAGGTAACTTCTTTTCTGGCGGCGATAGCGACCTCCAAGGCCTTAGCGGGTCGTCCTATCTGTGCTCAAAGAACATTATCTATGCCATCGCAGATACGGCAGTCAGCGCCTTGTTGGGGCCAAACCCATCAGTAGGTGCCATCGCAAGAACACCCGTGTCTCAAGATGCGTCCCCTGCGGTGACAGGCCTGGTCGAGTATGTGTTTGAAACAAACAACTTTCGACGCAAAGCAGCTACGGCACTAATCGATGCCGTGCTCTGTAAACGTGGCATCTTTAAGACGGGGTGGGATGCGAAAAAAGACGTACCCATTATTCGGGCAATCAACCCCTCTAGTATATTCTTCGACCTTACCGTGCGAGACTCAGACGATATCCGATACTGGATTGAAGCGACGGTTATCTCCTTCGATGAGTTTAAGGCGCGAGTAAAGTCTGGGCAGTACAAATCCGAATTGGTCAAAGAAGTTACTCCAGACCGATACCCAAAGTGGCTGCTCGACGAAAACCAGAAAAGCACCACAGATACTGTTCGTGACGCATTTCAATGGGTGACCGTCTACGAGTATTACGATCGCGAACGCGGCATTATGCAGCACTACATTAAGCAAGCTGATGCCATCGTGTTCGAAGATAAGATCGACTACATCCCGTACAGCATGTTCACACTCAACCAATCAGGAATTGATTGCCTGGGCTTGAGTGAGGTACAGCTTGTTCTAAAACAACAAGAAACTATCAACGATCTGCTCACACACATGAAGCAAATCACGTACCTTCAAATTCCGAGAGTCATGTACGACTCCGGTCGAGTGAGTGAAGAAGACCTGAACAAAGCAGTAGAAGCCAGCGCAGGTGCGTTTATCGGAATCAACCCGTCAAATAGCGAAGCCCTCCGAAGCTTGGCTACTCTCTTCTACGAAATGCCCATCCCTGATAGCCCATCTGGGGTCAAAGAATTCATTGCACGGCAAGAAGAAGATGCGGCCTTTATCTCCGCATTGGCTGAAGCCGCTCGAGGCCAAGTCGCTGGTGCGCGAACCGCAACAGAGATGGCCATTATCGATGCCCAACTTCGAACCCGACTCGCAACCCGAGAAGGTCACCTGAACGATGCCATCGAAGATGTGGCGAAAAAGGTGTTCTACCTCTGTAAGAAATATATGCGCAAGACACGACTGATCCGAATCTCCGGTAGCAACAAGTGGGAACAACTAAGCCACAAAGAACTCGTCGATGTCGATGTCGACTTTAAGATGGTTAGCTACAACCCCATTCGACGTAACCCCGGCATGATGGCTGAGACGCTAATTCAAATGCTCCCGTTCTTGTCGCAAAACCAGAACGTAGATATCCGACGGCTGACGGAAGAAATTCTGACCAACCTCGGACTACCCAGCCGAATCCTTATCCCCGAAGCGGAACTAATTGCGCAACAAGAAGCCGCAGCCGCACAACAACAAGCAATGATGCAAGCAGAACAGCAAGCTAAGTTGGGTGGGGCCGCAGCCGGTAAGCCTGCGATTGAAGCACAGCAAGCTGCTCAATTGCAGCAACTGATGGCCCAGTTGCCACCAGATGAAGCTGAAGCAATGATGGCTGCAGTAAGTGGGCAAGAGGCTGGGGTAGAGCCAGAGATGGAGGACGCACTACCCGGCGGTGGGGGAGCCCCCATTAGAGGTGAGACTTGAGCGTATACAAAGACAAAATGTTGGCGCTTCGTAAGACCCAGCCTCAAGGCGGCGAGATCGCGGGGCGAAGCAAAGCAGTCCAGCAAAAGGACGCGTCTCCAGAGTTTCTCAGCCGTATTGAATCTTCGGTAGCTTATGGAGAGTCTGATGCTGACACTGGGATCACAGAGTCACCTGGCGACCTTGGAGAGATTGCATATCCGCAGAGCGATCGGATGGACGCCGAGGAAGCTTTGTTTGCTAAGCTGTCTAAAACAACGGGCGGTAAAGGATCTGAAACTAAGTCAAGTACCGCCGTAGGAAAAGCGCCATCAAAAGCGTCAGCCACTACGATTAAACACAAACGAAGCAACTACGCACCACATAAAGGTAAGGAAAAGCGCGGACCACATGGACCTACACCACCTAAGTTGGACACACTTGACGATTACGAAGGCAAACAGACGGATGAGTATTTCTCCATCGCACAGAACGTGATGCCACCTAAAAATTATGACGACCTTACGCAAAACTACGCAGCACAAACTAGCTTTGGGCAGAGCGCGGCTATGCAATCATTAAACCAAAAACGCGACAAAGCTGAACCGTTTAAACAACAAACTCGCACGTTACCAGGCGGCGAAACAATTCCTTTAATCGTTTTTGGTGATGGCTCTGAGTACTACGTTGACCCCGACGCAGACATAAATAAGCTTTACCCAGGTGACGTGATTCGAATAGAGCCCCCAAAGGACAAACGATGAGCCTCATAATGAACAACCTCGAATGCACCGGATGCGACTTCTTTGAAGAAGAAGCAATCTACCGACGTGCCGACGGGCCAGACGATTGCCCCGAATGCGGTAGCAAACGAAAGATGAGCTTCATTGGACTCCGCTACGCTATCCATGGTCAAGGACCAGGATCATTCGCAGCCGTTGACTTTGGCGTACTCGGCAAAGCCGAAACAAAAGAAGACTACGACCGCTGTATCGCTACCATCGAAAAGCGCTTCCCTGGTAAACGAGTCAATATCCAAGAGGAAACAAAAGGACAGAAAGCTGACCGACTCGACACCATACGTCACAATAGCTACAAAAGAAAAAAAGCAGCCGGTGTCGACAGCCAAACACTGAAAGCGGCGTCCGAACGGAACAGACGATATAAAGCTGAGGGACGGACTAAGCCCAAAGCACCACCGACGGAAAGTAAATAATGGGCCGCAAGAACACACGAAATATGATGTCGGACCCCGACCTTGTCGAAGGCGCAGTAAAAGCTGCAGAAACCAATGGACGCAACTTACGCAAAATAAAAGACAACACAGTAAGAGATGCTGTTGTGTATGAGGATACGGAATCAGGAGAGAGTAAAACACTCCCGAATAAACTCATCCGTGCATTGGGTGCGCAAATAACTTTTGAACTCGTTGACCCAAAACTTGATCTTGTCACACCGACTAAACTAACATAGTAAACCAGAGCGGTAAGACGCCGTATCAGGAGAACATCATGCCCATCGATCCCAAAACTGGCGAGCGCCTTCCTTACCCCGGAGAACCCGGATACAAAGAAGAAGGAGGCGGAGCGGCTAATCCAGAAGAAGTCACAGAGAAAGATGTAGACGATCTTCTGCAACGGATCAGTGCGGCAGAAGAAGGAGCGCCACCCGAAGAAGGGGCACCGGCAGAGGCAGCGCCTGAAGAAGGTGTGCCCCCGGAAGAAGGAGCACCAGAAGAAGGCGAAGGCGAGCAAGACCTTAGCCCATTGATTGAAACGCTTGGTGTGACCCCTGAACGAGCCGAGATGCTCTACCAGGCAGCACAACAGTTGGCGTCAACACAAGGCAAAAGCCCCGATGACTTGGCAGCAATGATTGCCGATGACTTCGAGATTCTGATGCAACTGGAAGTGATCGCCGCACGCAGCATGCAGAACCAACCAGAACCACCAGCACCACCACCGGAAGCCGGTGCGCCAGATGCGGCTGGTATGCCACCAGAAATGATGCCACCAGGGGGGATGTGATCTATGCTAAACGAAGACAATGAAGCGGTGGAAGCCGTATCTGCCGATGCTGAGCCCGAAGGGAGCAGCGAGGCTACAGTTGAAACAAGTGCCCCAGAACCTGTTGAGGCCGCTCCAGAAGCGACTCAAGAAGCGACTCCTGTTGCGGTGGAAGAAGAAATTGAAGTCCCACCAGTGTTCGACTGGAACGGTGAGTATGAAAGTCTGCACACTGCCAATTGGGTCAAACAGTTGGATGAAAATCTCCGTGACTCGGTACTGAACGGTATTCAAGAAAAGTACCAACACTGGCAACGTGGATATACCAGTAAGTACCAAGACCTGGCCAAGCAGCGACGAAGCGCTGAAGAACTGATGAAGGAAGTGCGCGAGCAAGAAGTTAAAGTCCAGCGATGGCTGCACGGCGATATCGACCCAATGATCGCAAAGCAAAAAGAGGTCGACGAACTTAAGGTTGCCCATCGAACAGCATTGAAAACCCTGCGACGAGAGGCGGAAGAAGCACACGAAAAAGCTGTGCAGTCTCACGGAACCGCGATGGAACAAGCTGTGCAAGAGCGCGATATAGCAATGCAACAGCATAAGCAATTGCGCGAAAGGTTCGAAGCGCAAGAAGCGGAACAAACTGAAGCACAAGTAACTGCACTAGAAACCTGGCTCACGACTGAATACAAAGATGTCTACGATAATGACGACGCATTCAAGAAGTTCTGCCAACTTGCGCGAGCAGATATATCGCCCGAAGAAGCAGCTAAAATGGTTCGAGTGCTCTACCCACTACCAACACCAGAACCGGTGCCTGAGGTAAAAGCCGCTCCCGCTCCCGCGCCCGCTCCCGAACCTGAGCCAGTCCCAGAAGGGATGAAGCTTATGAATATGGGACCCGATACCGCCGCAGCTACAGAAGGTGGAGACCCCAGGTCATACCAAGAGATGATGGAAGCAATGCGTAAAAACGCAATGGTAGAGCAAGAGCTACTGCTTCGAGGGTAACTAAACCCCCGTTACTTCTTCTTCGGCTTCGGGCGCCCTCTACGAGTACCCTTACCCGTAGTGCGTGTGCCGCCTTCGGCCTGCGATGGAGGTTCCCCCTGCGAAGGTGTGCGATGTCCGCGTACCTTACTTTTTGCTATGTCACTCTCTTGCTCTAGCTGAGCCATCCGACGCATGTCCTCTTTAAGCATCTCAAACTTTGTTGGATCGCCGAACCTACCCTGCTCAATAATCTCCTGAATCTCGGCCTCCGTTGGGCTGCGAAGACCAGTCTCAGGATCGACATCGCCGCCGGGG